GAAAGACGGGGACGCAAAGCTTCCGGGCTAAGGGAACAAGTTCCTATTCGACATCAGTCGAGTGCCAGCGGGGTCGCCAGATGATCTGTATCCGTCATTGGGCTTCAAGGCTTTGCGTGAAACACATAGCGCGGGGTCTTGAATGTACGGTGCACGGGCAAAAACCAAACAAATCAAACGGCAAATCATCGTCAAACGCGTGCGGCGCAAGACCGACACGCGTATGCGCGGCTCGTGGAAGATTGCCTATGCCGATTTTGTGACCGCGCTCATGGCATTCTTTCTGCTGATGTGGCTGACAGTAGGGAGGTGGGAGAAATAGGATAGTAATGAAACCCAAAAAACGCCCACAAACCCGCATAAGTATTGAGAAAACACAGAATAACAAAAAATCCTGATTTCAGGACAGTTACGGTATAAAAATACGGGAAATTATGTAGAAAATAGGGAGAAATTCAAAAATAAATGCGGGAATATTCCCAATTTAAACCCTATTTAATACCTCAGCGAACGCGATTTAAAATCACCGTCAAATAGTCTCCGACGATTTCACCAGCAAGCCGTCGATCCGCATCAGGAAACCCAACCAATTTACGAGAAGGCAATCCGGGATGGTTTACCCGCTTCCGATACATACCGCCAAATTTAAGCGCTTTCGCTTTTTTGGGCGAGATTGTGTAAGGGCTGGTGCCGGAATGATGCCACGCGGCCCGCATTGATTCTGTTGCACCGTCAAAGCCAAGCGTTAAGGTATCGCCCTGCACGTTATAGTTGAAGCTTTGCAGCATCCGGCCAGTTTTAGCCAATATTCCGCCACGGCGCTTCTCTTGTAGGGTCAGCGGTGACAATTCTTTCCACTTTGAGCCGTCAGGAGCTAGCCCGGCATTGTGGCGATCACGGTTTACCCGTAATAGCGTCTCCCCGACACTACCCAACAATTGCTCAGGGCGAGAAACAGTCTGACGTGCAGCAGCAAGCGCACGATCCAGATGATCCACTTGTAATTTAGCAATCAATTGCATAACATGTCTCCGTGGTTAGGTCAGACTGCGCTTCGCGGCGCTACTGCACAGTATCCGAACCATAGCAGACGCGGCCCCTTAACAAGGTCGCGTTTACTTTTTGTAAACCAGCTTTCCATCACGCTGCTTATCAAAATATGCCTCGCGCAGCGCTTCATTTTTCTGGCTGGCCATGAATGTAGTTGATCCAGTCCAACCCGTACGACCCCATTCAAAAACACAGAACGCGAATTCGCCTGTTCCTTCAACATCGAAAGCCTTTAAATATCGGCGCTTCAAACGCCAGCGCCCGTTTTCCTTGGAATCTTGAACCCATACCCACCAAATCTCATCAGGCTCAATCAGCGTCATGGCCAGCAAATTTACATAGCGGAGCCGGTCGGCCTTATCGGGTTTACCAAGCCACTTGAATTCACCGGAACCATCTTGAAATAGCGCCTTAGTGATGGCGACTGAAACACCGGACGCATCGGTAAACACTGCGCCTTGCTCCATATCGGCACCAAATACATCCAGAAAATCAGCAGCCGCAACTTCAGGCGCTGTATGCGCTGGCAAGATCATGTCGGCTGGAACTTTGGTTGGAGTCGGCATGGTTGGAGATTTAAAACCCGTTGGCCACGGTTTACTACGCTTTTCAAGAACTGCGTCATATCCCTGCAATGGCGGTACAGTATGCGGCTCAAGCCATGCTTTGCCGGGGTTATATGCGAATCCGGGATCGATGCCTTTCGGAACGCGCACGGTGCGCGGGTTGCTTCCGTTCTTGCCGACTACGCGGTCTTCCCATTCAATCGGCGGGGCCGTATCCGGGCCGCTCTTTCCGGATTTTTCCCAATCCCGCTTGGCCTCGGTTTGAGTAAGAGAGTCGATGCGGCAATTGCAACCCCATCCATTCTGAGGCTCATGGGTATCAAACCACGGATCATCGGTTGGCAGGATAAGACCGTCCCACGCCTTGTGTTCGAGCCTCGGGTGCTCGATGCTGGTATGCCGATAGCGAGAAAACGGGCGGAATTCCTTAAGCGCGATCCTCTGTTTGTATCGACCAGCGTTGTAGGCTTGATTGATGTTGGTGTCGTAGATCACCTTGCTGCGCCAGCCCGGTGCGCCGTTATGCGCCCAACCATGCTTGGCCACGATCTCATCAAAGCGGGTGCGGAATTCATCATATCCGCCGCCTTCCCACTTGGCCTTTTGGATCGCGTTGTAGAAGTCTTCGACTAAGGCATCGTGAGCGGCACCGGCCACCACAAAGGCGTGGCTGTGCTGCTCTTGCCAGATGTCCGTCCAGCCGGACGTGGGCAGCTTGATCTTGTTGCGATAGAACTCAATCGCCTGGTCGAATTGGAATGATGGCATTTCTACTCTTCCTCATCCGGTATTGGAGGAATAGTTGCTACCAGCGCTTCAACAGCGCCGATGATGTCTTCAATTTCAAACTCTCGCCTATTGTCGCCAAGGATATTTTTAAGTTTGTGAAAACCTCTTTCCCAACGATCTTTGCGTACAACTTTTCCGTCAGCACGAAACTCATAGTCATCTGGATTTGCGTCAACAAACTCGGGCATGCGGAAATCTCGTTCCGTTACTTTTCGCATGTCATTCACCGCCAATGTCAGCCCGACCAGCCAGATTTGCCGCTGTCATTGCCTCGGCGATGCTCTGTATCCATTCTTTCGGGGGGGCAGCAGTCAGCTCAGCGATCTTTTCCAGTGCCTCATCAAAACTGTCTGATTCAGCTACGATGGCGGTGATCTGTTTAATCAGCGCCTCTTCGTGTGAGGCAGATAGCGCGGCCAGCTTTGCGGCATAGATACCGGTTACGTCGGTCTGTTTTGCTTCGCTGGCCAGCGCGGCCAAGCGTACAAGGGCCGCGTCGGCTGGTTTCGTTCCCTTTGAATCTGGCTTTGATGAAGGAATCGTGAGCAGCTTTGCCGTTTTGTCAGCGCGGGGAATCTGTAGCACCTTATGGGCATATTCAACATCGATCTCCATGCCCATTCCTGCCGCCTTGCCCAATACCTCAACCATATTGGCTTGGTCGACGGTCTCTTCGGTCTGGTAACCGAATTTTGGGATACGGTCAGCGGCAAACATTCCGTTGATCAACACAATCGGCGCGACCAGCTGCTGGTTGATGGTCGGCACGATCTGGCGCACGTCATGCAGCAGGATTTCACGGCGTACCTTGTCGTAAATCATGATGCGCGCTTCCGACTTGGTTTTACCGTCGATTTCGCCACCTAAGATTGCTCTGGATTGCTTCTCTTCCCAATATCCAGTGGCATCAAGGAAGTCTTTTACATTCCCAGTGCTCGAAGCGGTAACAAAGTCGATGGTCATTGTGCTGGGCACTACTCCTGCGCCATCGCTTCCGATGTTTCGCACTGCACGCAGCAGCTCGTTACGCTGTTCCTTGCCAATTCCTGCCGGATATTTACCCAGTCGCAACGGCATCCCATACACCTCAAGGAAACGCTGCATATCGCGCACGTTGTAAGCCTTATAGGCATACGTCCAAGCCAGTACACGAAACAGGGCAGCTTGTTCGATATAACCGCTCTTTGCACGATGTTCATGCACCACCCACCCACCGGCACGCAGCGGCTCAGGAATGCCATTGTTCAGGTACATCAACTTCCCAGTTGCTTTATCGACTTGGAAAAATCGTTGAGGTATGAAATTCAGTGCTTGTGGAAGCCATGTGCTACCTGTTTTCCAGTCAATTTCAAGCGGGGAAATCCCCTTGCCGATGGCATCGGTCAGATCGTATTGAGCATCCTCAAATCTCGGAATGTCCTTCAGCATATCGGTCAATTCAGCCGTGCGGTCGATCTCTGACTGGTCTGCATCTTCCTTTGGGGTCAATTGCCAACCAAGTCCCGTGACGGCTCGGCGACGTTTCGCCAGCTCGGAGAAAATATGTGGGTCTTGCTCTTCGATCAACTCGAACAATGATGCCTGCTCGGTAATAAAGCCCTGATCGGCCTGCGCAAACGCACCCGCCAAACGCGAAGGGTCTAGCGTTTGCACCGAGTTGTAATTGAGCGTAGTACCTTGCGTAGTCTTCGGCCCAGCCTGTAAATCAGTGTCAGGCTTCACGAGCTTATTAACCAAAGGGATTTTGCTTGCTAGGTAAGCCAGTCGTTTATTAATCATCATCTTCCCAATCATCATTGTTATTGTTGCTGCTGCCACGGCGGCTGGTGCTGCGTGATTGACCGCGCGAACTTGCCGCCGAGGTGTATTTAAATTCTCCGCCAAACTGAAATGCTAGAGTTCTTAGCATATCCAGCGCATCAGGGCCGTCGTCGTGATCCGCTTCAGGGTAGAAAAGCAGTTGCTCATTCAGCGTGGTATGGCTGCGATGCGAACGTACTTGCCCGTTGGATATATGCGGTTGCAGGCTGATGATGCGCAAATCTTTGTCGGTGTCAGGAGTGACGGGTATACCTGGGAAAGCTATCCCGGCTATTGCCGCACGCTTGATTAACTCGGTGTACATGAACGCCTGAAACTGCACGGTTTCAATTGCCCAGGCAAGGCAGGCATATTCCAGCTGCAATTCAATTAAATTGGCGATGATAAGGTCGGGAACACGTCGGCAGATACTTGCTTCAACCACGTCCAGGACCATTGTTTGGCGATTGAGTCCGCCCACCAGATTGGCCGATGGGTCGCCGCGCACAGAGCCTTTCTTACCAAGTGACGGGTCGCATGCGCCGAAGAATATCCAGTCAGAAAGGTGATTAACCCAGAATTGCAGGCTCTTGAAAGGCGCATCTTCGTCATTACCCGCTTCGTTCTGCTGTTCCTGATTGAATGCCACATGGTTGACTGCACGCATACACATCAAGCGGTACAACGGACGCACCTCCGGCCATGAAACCACTGCACCAGCATCCATCGCGTCTTTATTGGCCTGATAAAACGCCAGTGCCTCAGCTTCGGCTGCATCTTTTTCATCATCATCGCCAGAACGGGTGTAGATGGCTTCCCAACGCTCCCATAGCGCCATATTGTCCGGCCATTGCATGATGGATTTAAATACTCTACGTCTCCAGCCTGGAGCGCGTGCCACGCGGTTGATCGCCGCGTCGTAATGCAGGCTGGTACCCACCCAAAACACATCCATGCCACCGCCTGGGCCAGCGAGTCCGATCACGGCGGACAAAACGTATTTCTCAATCTTGTCGCGCTGCTTTTTGTCCTTCACATTCTCATCATTCTCCAAGTCATCAAGGAAAATCAGATCGGGACGGTGCGGGCCGTGTTTCATACCGCGAATTTTCTTGCCGGTACCGCCGATGCGAACCTTGATATTGTTGGTGGTGATCGCTGTCGTAGCTTGCCATGTACGGCCTTGCCCACATGCTTCGGGGAAATCCATCGCTAGACGCGGGTTGGTGTCCAGTTCGGCCTTGATAGACTCCAGCATCTCGGCGGCCTGCTCTTCCGTGTTCATGATGATGCCGATCATGTGCTTGCGGTCAGTGACGATGCACCAGAGGCTTCCCAACTGGGTTTCATAGGTCGACTTGGCTTCACCACGCGGCGCTTCGTGTACTTCGCGGCCATCAGCATCACCGTCGATCACCTCCGGCAGACGCTTGAAAATGAACTGCTGAAACAGCGAGAAATGCGGTGTCGGGACGTAGTGCGGGAAATAGGTTTTGCAAAAGAACTCGTAGTCATTTGCAGCGCGCTCACGCCTTGCCTTGCTTGCTTCAGGATCGGTAGGAAACGCCTCGCACTCCAATTCGATCTGGTTGCGGATGTCTTCGCCCAGGATGGCTAATTCCTGCTCGAATTCCCTCCAAGACTTAATTTCCTTGATTTCGTGTTCTTGCTCACGCATAGCGCTTTCCAAGAGTGCTGCCGATGTCTTCAAAGTGCGGTTGAAGTGCCTTCAAAGCGGCTGGGTCTTTTAGCCGCAAGTGGTCGGCGATAGTCTTCAACGTGTCCAACGCCACAGACAGACCGGAGAATTGCGGATTGATGCGGGCAAACGCCTTGCTGAACTTGGCGTAGGCATCGGCCAGCTGCGCGAGCATCTGTGCCTTCTGAGCAGCGGGCATGGTTGAACTCTCTAATTCACGGGTGGTGGTAATCACTTGGCGCGCGAAGTCTTCCACCAGCTGCTGGTTGAGCTCATCAATACCTGCGCCGCTGATCTTGTACGCTGCGCGTGCCGTATCCCAGTCATCGCCTTTTTTCTTGGATGCTGCCTTCCAGTCACGCACCGTGTCATAGCTCACATCGTGGGATATGGCGGCACCCTTGAGGGGCAAGCCCTCAATGTAGAGTTGGCGCACGCAGTCGCGGGTATCTTGAGAGTACGCCATGTTAGAAGTGCTTGATGAGCTCAACCGCAGCAGTCACCAGTGCGCCGCCCACACCACCGCCCAGCGCACTCATTTTTGCCACGTTCTCAATAATCTTTTTGTCTTCAGCTTCGAGATTGGTAACCCGCGTGCTAAGCCCCTTCACCTTTTCGCTAACGCTGGCATCAAGATCATCAATGCGCTTGTTCAGGACTTCGCCTTGAGTCGAGATTTGTTTAGAAAGGTTGTCTTCAACCCGGATCATCTGGTCTTTTGAGTTCTGCTCGATACGCCGAATGTCACGGCGCATATCATCAAGCCGAGCGGTCATGCCCTGGTGCATTGCCTGCACCGTGCCGGTCAGTTGACCGATGCTGTGCATGATCTGAGCGTTGCTTACACCATCGTTATTATTTCCGGACATCATCTTTCCCCTCGTTAAAATCAATCAGTGCGTTGAGCCTTACCCGGCAGACTTCATATTGTTTTTGGGCTGAATTGATCCAGCCTGCGACGTCGGTATCGGTGGCAATGGCTCCATGCGCTGCATCAAGTGAGATGGCGGATTGGGGCAAGTGTCCTGCCCCTGTTTGGGGGGCGTTGAGCAGGCCGACAAGCCTGCTATTGAGACAAACAATGCCATCAGCATTACGAGCAATTTCATTGGATAGTTCCTTTTCTTTTTTGTGAAGCTTGGCTTCTGTTTTGGATAGCTCACCCGAGAGTTGATCACCCAGCGCCTGCGCTTTTTGCAAGCGTTCAAGTGCGGCAAGGTCTGCTTTGGATTGAGCCTGCGCATACGCTTCATTGATACGGGAGATTTGCGCCTCGTAGTGGTTTGCCGAGTAGACCCATGACAAGCCTGCGCCCATGACAAAAACCAGAACGCAAATGATTAGCAATATCGGGTCTATGTTGATTAAGCTTTTCATGCGTCCACTCCTGTTCCCCAGCTCAAGAAACGAGCCTGCAACACCAGCAGAATGCGGCGCGGATAGCCGAGGTTTTCGGCGCAAAACTTTTTGCTACGCGATGCACTACCGCAGGCGGCGTCCACCGTTTGATGATCCAGAGCCGGGCGTACCGTTGCCGCCTCTTTAAGCCAATGCCCCAGACCGCCGTTGTACGCGCGCAGCGCGGCCCACCAGCGGTCAAGCTCTGTTTCACCTTTCACGCGGTCATATAGCCAAACGTCGTAACCGATCAGCGACTGTATTGACCACACCGGGTTAGTTGGCTGGCACTCAGCAGCAGATAGGCCGTTAAGATCGCACCACCACTTTGAGGTGGCAGGCATGAACTGCCCCAAGCCTTGAGCGCCAACAGCAGAGACGGCTTGCGGGTTGCAACTGCTCTCCTGATATAGCTGCGCCGAGAAGAGCGCGATGGGCGCATTCAAGCCCAGCTCGGCATGCGCAGCGCGCATCAGATCGCGCTGGTAGCGTGCGCAGTTGGAAGGCACTTCGGCGGCAGTTGCAGAGCCAGCCATAAGCACCAACGTCATCACGATAAAAAACGCCCATGCGAGACACGTCAAAAAGGACATGAGAATGTTGGACGACAAAGAGATGATACGCACGGCTATGCCCCCAGCGCACTGGCCAGCATGGCGCAGCCGACGATGATGGCGCGCCGTTGCATCGCCGCATTGAAGGTCATTCGATAGCCAAACACCACCGGGCAATTGGCATCGCCCACTTTTGGTGGGGCGTCTCTCCAGTTTGGAAAAGCCAAGTAACTATCGGGGCGGGCGTAGGGGAAAATCAGGCGGTCCAGCAAGTAGCCGACAATGCCTGCAATGGTGATCAACACCATCTTAAACAGCAGCACCGGAATTTTTACGGGTGCGATAAACGCAACCGCAGACAGCAACAGCGCAGTGACCACAATCAAGCCAGATAGGCGGGGAATTTCATGCCCGCGCAACTTGAGCACTTGCGTAATCAGGCCGAATGAAACGGCGAACAGCAGAAAAACTAACGCTGGAAAAAACTGGGGTAAAAGGCTCATTGCGCGGTCTCCGGTTGTTGGTTGAATGACAACCGGAGATTACGCAGGCGCGCGAGGTGCTACGACGCGGGAAATGTTTCCCGCTGTGTGATGTAGAAGCTTATTTCATACCGTCGATCATGTTTCGACAATTGCCATAGCTTTGTCCTGATTCCCAAGCTAAACCAGCAAGGCTAGAAGCTTCCATATATGGGCTATTTGAACCGCCTCTTGCCAGATCAATCTCATTTCCCCACATACCAACCAGCCCAGTCGCCGCAGAGCTACAATCAGACTGTTGCCCAAAAACTTGTTCTGATCTGTCGCGTAGCTTCATCAATGTTTGCATGTGTGCACTACGCTTTGCTGGATTACTTAAAAAAAGTGCATCCCCTGTTTTTTCGCGCGCGGCTCTAAAATCGGATAGCCACTTTTCTGCATCAGTTTTTTTAGGTGCTGCGAGGCATGGAGTGCAAATCAACCCTGCTGCGATAACGATTAGAAGCTTTCTCATTTCCATCCCCATATTTTAAGTAATTCAATAGCAGCCGGATCATTCTCGCAGCCTTTTTCAACGTAATGCGCAAGTTCTATTCTGCTCAGTGAGTCAACACGGCAATCGCATTCTGGTTTTGTACAGTTCCACGGTGCGCGTCCTGTTTTCCAGTAATCATCATCGGCAAGGTAAGTGCTCCGATAATTTTCAGCGCATTGCCCAACAAGTTGCCAGAATGGCCTGAATTCCTTGAGCCGTTCCATTTGCTGCTTTCGCGCTATGGCGCGTTTTTGTTGTTGTGTTGTTTCGACCATTACATCCGCCGACCAGACCACACCACACGCCCCAGCACCATCAAATCCATAGCACTCTCTGCGCTGACAACTTCGGCCTCGTATCGCGGGTTGTCGCTCATCACATGCAAAGAGCCGTCCAGCTTGTGCTGGATGCGTTTAACCAGCAGCGTGCTGTTTAGTTGCAACACATAAATCGCATTGTCTTCCACGCGATTTCTGCGCATGTCCACCAAGATTAAATCGTCGTTAGATAGTGCTGGCTCCATGCTGTCGCCCTTGACGCTAATCAGCGCCAAATCCTTTTGCGATACGCCCAGCGTATTGCGCACCCAATCCGCTTTGAAGGCCAAGTAGTCAACGATCTGCTCAGAGCATACGAGCGCACCACCTCCGGCGCTGGCATGTACTTCGTAATGAGGAACCAAGATAAACCCGTCTGGTGCAGAAACATACGCTGGCACAGCCTTCTCTCGAACGGCCTTCTCTTTTGGTTGTTCACTCCCAAAAAACATTCTTTCACCGTGTTTTATGGTTTCAATTAACTCCAAAACTTTAGGCGGAGGAACAAATACCTGACGAGTTCCGCCCGGCCCTTTTCCCGGCTCCTCTCTAATTTCCCAGTTGTCGCGGCGCGCACGGTCATACCACCCTTTTCTTGAAGTGGGGTAGCCGGGCAACTTTAGCTTGGCAAGCTCATCTGCACTGTAACCGTTACGCTCGGTAACTGATTTTGTATTGCTCATTTTTTACTTAAATAACAATAAATTGGATGCGTCTTAGGCCGATGGCGCAAAAAATACACTGTAACCGCTTGACGGCGGGTTACAGTTACTTTACAGTTACCACATCGAACGACAACTAACCGCCGAATTCCACAAAATGACGCTAAAAAAAGACACCAAGACAAACAAATCCAAGCTTCAAGAGAAGCGTGAGGAACTTGTTGCCCAAGGCATCAATCTGCGCGAGCACTGCGCAACCCACAACATCGACTATCAGGCCGCACGCGATCTGCTGTGCGGCAAATGTAAAGGGCGCAGGGGTAAGGCTCACCACGCCGCCGTTTTCCTCGGATTAAAACCGAATCCAGCGCAACCAACCGCCTAGGAATCATCATGCCAAATCCACAATACAAAATTAGCGAACTTGAGCTGAAGCGCGTTCGCCGCGTAGCTGAGGCAAATCAGCGTTTAGAGCAGAAATTAGCGCAACGTCTTCGTCTAGCAGAGGTTTGCCTCGGCATTCCTCCTTCCACTTCTCAAGAAAGCTTTGCACATCCCGTTCCGGGAGAAGAGCAAGCATCCAAGTCAGTACATGCTGTTGCGCTTGAAGCTGTTGCTGCGTCTGCTCAAGGCGATTTTCCAGCCATTCAACTCGTTCAACAAGGTCGTTTGCCATGATGCACCCAATAAATGTTACTTGCGGTGCATTTTACGCGTCAGCGCCTAATTTTAACGGTTCTGGGCAGGTATTTGTTTGGAATCCACCGCGCGGAGGGCGTTTCTGAAATGGCACGAAATTGGAAACGCATCCAGCCCAACAGCCTGCGCGATGCGCTGCGCCTGTGCAAAGACCACGCGCTTGAGAAAAAGAACTACTCGGTGGAGCGTATCGCGGACTTGATGGGCATTACCGCCGATCTGCTCTACAAGTGGCTGGCAAATGGCCGGATGCCTGCCGCATCAATCCCAGCCTATGAACATTTCTGCGGTATCAACTTCGTCACCCGTTGGCTTGCGGCCAGCACTGGCCATCTGATGATTGCTATCCCCACGGGCCGCAATGCCAGCGCAGAAGACATGCAAGTCCTGCAAGAGCTACTCAATAGCGCGGCGGGAAAGTTGCTCCAGTTCTACACCAATAAGGCTGATGCACCGTCCACGCTAGCAGCCATCCAGCAAGGTATGGAGGGGCTGGCTTGGCACAAGGGCAATGTAGAAAAACACCTTCAACCAGAATTTTCATTTAACGAAGAGGAGTAAGCGATGACAACAAAGAAAAAAACACCAGCGGCAAGCCATGACGCCTCTTTTAAGGAGAGAGGCATCAGTGTTGGAAAGATTTCCGGTGGTGACCTGACAGAAGAAAGTCAGCGCGATCTGGTAAATCAACTGCTGGGACAGGCTCAGGCTGCCGCTGCTTTAAGCCAAATTTCCCAAACGATTGGAGTTTCAAAACTTGCCTATGTAAAAGAAACAAAGCTTTACAAGGCGTTAAAGGGGATGAAACCAAACGGTTTGGAATTATCAGGAACTTGGGAGGAATTCTGCGGGTTGCTAGGAATGTCAGACGAAAAAGCCAATCAAGACATTGCCAACCTGCGCGCATTCGGTGAAGAGGCGCTGGAAGGTATGAGCAGAATGGGAATCGGCTACCGCGATCTGGCGCAGTACCGAAAGCTCCCCACTGATGAACGCGCTGCGCTGATTGAGGCCGCGAAGTCAGGCGACAAAGATCAACTGCTCGACTTGGCAGAATCCATCATGGTCAAACATGCCAAAGAGAAGGCAGAACTAGAAGCATTTTCCGCTGAGCTGAGCGACGAAGTGGTTACTTTTAAGCGCCGCGAGAAAAACTACGACGCCGAGCTTGAGCGCGCGCAGTTGAAGATCAAGCGCCTCAGCGAAACCAAGAAACGCCTCACCGAGCTGGAGCCGCGCACCGAAGACATCCGCCAAGAATGCATGGCACTGCAACTGGAAGCCGAGCTTCCTATAACCAGCCTGCATAAGCTGTTTGAAGAGGCTTTGAATGATGATCAAACCTCCCCCGAATACCGTTTGCGCATAGAGCAAATATGGGTGACAGCAAACATCGTTGCTGCTTCGTCACTGGACATGCTGGCAAAGCTTTGCGACCTGATGGCCGCTTCGCCGGACGGTAACGACCTGCCTCAGCGCGCCCTTGGCACTCACATCCTCACCCGCGAAGAGGCGCAAGCATGGCTGCTCTCTCGCCCCATGATCGAAAACCGCCACGAAGCCAATATGGCTCAGCGCCAAGAGGAACGCGATGCCGCGAAACCGAAGGGGCCGGGCCGTCCAAAAAACAGCAAGGCGGATAAAGAGTAAGCCATGAGGGGAAATCAAATGGTCAGGCTGGTCGAACCTCCTAGCGGCGGCGCATCAAAAGCGGTCATGCCGACGGCTCAGGTGCTGGCACTCAGGCAGCGCGATCCGTGGCGTGAAGCCACCGAGCGTGCGCGTCAGGTCGCCACATGGCGCGAGACTGTTGTGGCCTATGTCCGCTCTATGACTGACGCAGGCGTATCGCAAAACAACGCGGTTTCCCTGCTGTTGGAGCGCGGCGAGGCTGGCCAGTTGTCCGCTCACTTCGCCAATGCTTTGACAGGTTCGGCCAAGGCTGGCCGTGTGGCTCCGTCTCGCTCTGCCATCTGCGAATGGTGCGCGCTGCACCGTGAGGGCGGCGTGACCGCGCTGCTGCCAGATCACAAGGGCCGCGTAGTTGAGGCTGCCGGATGGTGGGGGCCAGCGTTGGAGTACTTCAACCAACCCAGCAAGCCAGATATGTCAGCCGTTCACCGCCGACTCTACGAGGTGGACGGGTTTGCCGTCACCTATGAACAAGTTCGCAGTTACCTAACTGGCGTTCCTGCCATGTACGGACGCAATAGCCCAGCGCGAATTGGAAAAAACCTCTATCGCCTTACCGAGAAAGCATTCATCAAGCGCACCACGCAGAACGCGCTGCCCGGCGATGTGTATGTGGCCGACGGTTACAGGGTGGACGTGTATTTGGCTCACCCATTGACTGCCGACATCTGGCGCGCCGAGTTGACCGTCGCCATCGATATGCGCAGCACAGTCTGCGTGCACTGGCGCGCAGACGACCACGAGGGAACCTACGCCGTGCAGAACATGTGGGCTGAGTGCTTCGCCCGCCACAACCACGTTCCGCCCTTCCTGTACGTGGATAACGGCTCCGGCTACAAGAACAAGCTGATGAGCGACGAACTGACTGGCTTCTACGCCCGTGCAGGCATCCAGCAGATCATCCATGCGATCCCCGGCAACCCGCACGGCAAGGGTTGGGTGGAGCGATTCTTTCGCAACATGAAAGATGACTTTCTCAAGCTGTGGAAACCGCAGTTCTATTGCGGCGACGACATGGCCGACGAGGCGCTGAACCATACCGTGCGCGAGATCAAGGCAGGCCGCCTGATGCTGCCCTCTTTGGCCGAGTTCACAGACGCATTCAACGCCTGGCTGATCCGCTATCACCAACGCCCGCATCCCGAAGACAAGAGCGTTACCCGCGCCGAGCTATGGGCAGGTCTAGCCCCTATCCCGCCGCATGCCAGTGTGCTGGAACTCAAGCGGCAGGCCGCCACCCTCGGTGTGCGCCGCGCCCGCATCACGCACCAGAAGCGCATCTACACCCATCCCGATCTACACGCCTTCAACGGCAAAGATGCCGTTCTGGAGTACGACCTGATGGATGACCGCATCGGCGTTGTCCGCACGCTGGAAGGCCGCTGGATTTGCGACGCACATCTGGTCAGCGCTATCGACGCGATTGCGCCAAACCGTCTGGAAGAGAAACGTCAGAACCGTGCCGCAGATGCAGTGAAGCGCCTGGAAAAGAAGATCGACGAACAGAAGGCCCGCGCCGGTTTGGTCATTGATGCCGAGGCAGTTGCCGTCGGCGCGATGCAGACGCTACCCGGCTCAGCCGTGCAGATTGAAGCCAACGAATTAGAACTTGATTTATCCCTAACCCTTGACGACGAGGAGACACTGTAATGACCGAAAAAACCTACCCACAGCACTACACCGCAGCAGACATCGCACTGATTGAACGCATCAAGGCATGGATGGAAGAGCGCAAGTATTCGCAGGCCGCACTAGCCCGCCTTGCCCGCGTTTCATCCAGCACGCTGAGCCAGATACTCAACGGCGTGTATATCACCAGCCCGAGCAAACAACTTGTCCCGGTTGAGTCGGCCATGCGCCATGCGGATGAAACCAGCAACGATGCCGCCGTGCCAGTTGAAACCAGCGTGTACAAGCTGGCGCATACCACCTGTGACATGGCGCGGCGATATCGCAACTTTGCCGTGCTGCCGGGCTATGTTGGTGTCGGCAAGACATTCGCGCTCAAGTGCTATGCCGCCTCGCGTTCGAACACGCACATGATCGAAGCCACACCGACCATGACACCTTCCAGCCTAGTCAAGATGCTGGCGCGCAAGATCACCGGCTACGACAGCAAGGGCAGCATTGCTGACCGCTTTGATGCTGTAGTCGAAGCCCTACGCAACACCGATAGCCTGCTGATCGTGGATGAAGCCGAAACGCTGACCCCGCGCCAACTGCACACCCTGCGCCGACTGCGTGACCTCGCCAACATCGGCATCGTCCTTTCCGGTACCGAATACCTAACCGGCCTCATCAAGCCGGAGCGCGGGCAGTTTGACCAGATACGCAGCCGGTGCGGCTTCTGGCCGGAAACCATCACGCAGATCACGCGGGAAGACGCCGCCGCCCTGGTGCAATCCAAATTCGGTTCAGAAGAGGTCGCGGACGATGTGGTGTTGCGCCTGTACCAATACAGCAAGGGCAGCGCCCGTATGTTGACCGAGGGGCTGATTGCCGGGATCAAGGCGTTCCGCAAAAACAATGTGCTGGACGTGAAGTTGGTGGACGCAGTGGCTAAGAAAGCACTATGCCTGCAATCGTTGGCTTAACCGATAGGGAGAGTGACATGAGAAACCGTAACGACTACCGCGTCTCGCTGCTGAACAAAAAGGTGCGCAACTGGCGCATCGTGGCCGGGCTACTAGTGCTGATCGCTTTGTATGCGATGGTGGGCCGGATGGATCGTGATGCGCAAGCTGATCACACGCGAATCGAAAGGCCGAGCGCAATGCAAATGCACAAGCAACCCTGCGAACAAGTATGCGGGGTGTGGATATGAGCCGAGTTATCCAGCATGAACAGTACGCCGCTTTGTTGAAGATGCGTAACCGAATCAGCGCCAATGTTGTGGCGGGTAACGATCTGGCTACGCATACCTCGGTCGGCATGTTGCAAGGCTATCTAATCGGCCTGTGCGATGCGGGCGAGATCGACGCTGCCTCTGTGGCTGCGTTAGAAAACGACATGCTGTCCGGCATTGGATTTTTGGTGAATGCGCAGAAGGCCGGACATGCTCACTGATCTGAAAAACGAAATCCGCACAGCCTTGGCCGGAACATCCAGCCAAAAGCCGGTGGATACCGATGTACTCGCCAAAGGTCACCACCGCAGCCGTGTAGAGGCGGCGCTGATGGAACTGTATTCGGCGCAAGAGGTGTGCTGCTGCAAGATCACCACACGTGGCGTTGAGCGCGTGGTGTGGTGGGTTGGCGGGGCGGCTGCGATTGCTCCAATCAGCTATCGCACGCTGCCGCAAAGGGACGAAGAGTGAGCGCCTTCATGATCGTGTGTCCGTGCTGTCAGTCGGTGTTTCCGCTTGAAGCGGCGCTGAATGATTTGGCCGCACGCGAAGCGGTGGTAGAAGCGTTCCGGCTTACCCCTGTCGGTGATCTTCTGCTGGCTTACATCGGCCTGTTCAAGCCGCCCAAACGCGCCCTGGCGATGTCGCGCACCGCACGCTTGCTTAAAGAACTACTGCCCTTGATCAAGGAAGCCAAGATCGAACGCAATGGCCGCATCTGGAGCGCTCCGCAAGAGTATTGGCGTATGGCGCTGAGCGAGATGATCGAAAAGCGCGACAGGCTCACGCTGCCGCTCAAAAGCCACGGTTATTTGTTCGCTGTTATCGAGGGCTACAGCAACAAGGCCGAGGCGCAGGCAGAAACCAAAACTGAGCAACGCAAGGCGGGCCATACGCAGATTGGCGGCAAGCCAGTTTGCCAAATTGGTCAAGTTGCCGATTCCGGCAAACCGCGCAGCAAGATACCGCATGAAGTTCTTGCATTGGCTAATACGAAATCATCTAAACAAGGAGGAACTGTATGACTTTAACAATCGCAGCATGGTGGATACCCACTGCCATAACTGTAATCGGATTGATCTGGGCGCTGTTCATCGTCGACGACGGAGGCGGCATGTTTAGCGGCATTGGAAACATGCTGGCGCTTATCCCCGTCAGCATCGTGAGTGCCATCGCTTGGATCATCTGGGCAATTTTCAAATAACCAACAGGAGAAAACCATGAACGCAGTAATACAAACCATTCCAGCAGGCTACCGCAAAGACGCAAGCGGACGCTTGATTCCCGAAACCATGATCAAGCCCGTTGACTTGAAGCGCGATGAGCTCGTATGCGTGATCGCGCAGGAAGCCAAGAAAGTGCAGGAAACCCTGCGCGACTTCAAGGTAAACGTGATGCACAACATCAACGCCTTCGTGGATTTTTCCGCGCAGGAATACAAGGTGCAGATGGGCGGTAAGAAAGGCAACCTCACGCTCTACAGCTTCGACGGCGCTTTCAAGGTGCAGGTCGCCATCGCTGAACACATGGTATTTGATGAACGTCTGCAAGCCGCCAAGCATCTGATCGACGAATGTATCACCGACTGGTCGCAAGGCAGCCGCGACGAAATCAAGGTGCTGGTGCAGGACGCATTCCAGACCGACAAGGAAGGCAAGATCAACACTGGCCGCGTGCTGGGCCTGCGCCGCCTCGACATCCGCGATGAAAAGTGGGCAACGGCCATGAAGGCCATCGGCGAAAGCCTGCAAGTAGTCGGCAGCAAGGAATACGTGCGCTTCTATGAGCGTATTGAGGGAACGGACGAATACCGCCCGATCTCGCTTGACGTAGCGGCGGTGTGACATGGGAAAGCTAATGGAAATGACGTGGGGCGATACCACCGTTGTCGATCTTGTTGTGGATGCAGAAGCTGCCACTGGAAACACATTCGACTTGGTTGAACTCGGCATGAATAACGGCAGAACAGTTGCTGTCGCAGTTTTCTCCGGGCCCCATACCGAAGCTATTGCCGAAGCGATGCGCAATCTTAATCAGGAGGATGTGTGACATGGATAGCCTAACTATTATCAAGATCACATTAGCCCTGCTCGCCGCAATCTTCCTGTGGGGACTTTACAAGTCAGGCGCAATCTCATTCGGCATAAGTTTTGGGGATGATGGAGATGAGGAACTTCGCCCAGAAGTGATGGCCTTCGCGTTGTTGATGGAGCACCGCTTGCGTGAGAAAGATACAGAGCGTGGCGGTAATTCGTGGCAAAGCGCCAGCGCAAAGGAGATTGTTATTCCAACCATAGCCAAGGCGCTGCACCTTGATAGCGTGGTACGCGACGTGCATCACATTAACCTAAACCCAACCAAGCACGCTGTCGATCTTGCCAACTACTGCATGATGATCGCGGACGTATCCGGTGCACTGGATACAAAAGCTGATGAGGCGCGAGATGCGTAAAACAAACCAATCTCGACTCCGCCAATTGACGCTTTTTTTCCGCGCTGATCGCGGCGGTGAATTTAGCCAGCGTGGACATGCCAGCCGCTCTCAAGTGACGCGGCGCAGCACGCAGTATTTCGCCCGTGTTCGACGTGCAGGGATGCTCCCATCAGTCCAGCGGGTGCGTGCATGAAAGCGCTCAGCATCCGTCAACCGTGGGCGTGGCTTGTGTTTCACTGCAAGCCCATCGAGAACCGCACCTGGGCAACCAAGTTTCGCGGTCGGGTGCTGATCCATGCAGCCAAAGGAATGACCAGAGGGGAATACGCCGAAGCGATAAATTTCATCGCGACACGCGGTATTTCATTGCCTGATGGTTTTCCTGATTTCGAGGCACTTGAGCGCGGCGGGATCATCGGCTCTGTCGAGATCGTGGACTGTGTTTCTCAATCAGACTCACCGTGGTTCACCGGGCCGCAAGGTTTTGTCCTGGCTAATCCTGAACCCATGCCCTTCATACCGCTACGCGGCCTGTTGGGATTTTTTGAAGTAGACACATCGTTGTTAATGAGCCACGGCTAAAGGGCGCGCCGTGGTTCGCATTACCCGCCCATGTTTCACATTAACTATCCAACAACCAAAGGAGCAAGACATGAATCAAGCAGAACTGATCAGCAACATCGCAGCGAATTCCGGCCAGCCCAAGAAAGTAGTAGAGAGCGTTCTTAAATGTACCGGCGAAGAGGCTCAGGCTGCCTTGAAAAATGGCGATGAGGTAACGCTGCCCGGACTCGGAAAGCTGAGCGTCAATAAGCGTGCAGCACGCACGGGCCGCAACCCGGCCACCGGCGCAGAGATCGACATCCCCGCCAAGAACGTGCCGAAATTCAGCGCGGCAAAATCATTGAAGGACGCAGTAGCTGGCTAAACCCTCGCTTCCAGCCCGTTACGTGTAGCGGGCTGCGAGAGACGATTTAACAGGAGGTGCAACATGGAATTCAAGGAAATGAATCGGCAACAAAGAGCGCAGTTCCTGCTGGATAAAGGCGTGGTCGCTCAGCTAGATATTGACCCAGTGAAAATTGAGCCTGCGTATTTAGCAGCAGTGCCAGGTATTGGAAGTTTGCCCTGCGGGTATTTTGAAACAGAAGGTGATGCGGTAACGGCTGGAACGAACTGGCTTCGAGCTATTGCAACTAGCCCGGCCAACTAACGGAGCGAATACCATAATGAACGATCAAGAAAAAATCGCTGTACTCAAGGCCAGTATCTGCAACATCGGGCGACTTATCCCCGCTGGTATGTCCATTACATTCAGCCGCCGCGCTGATGCCGCTGCATCTAGCATGGAACAGACTTATCCCAACGGTGAAGTCTTGACGTGTGAGTTCACCGGCCACGCACCGATCTATACCGTTCCTGTAGTTCCCGCAGAGTATGGGGTTGCACAATGAGCGACCTGATCAAACACTATCTCCAGCTGGTCGGCATTGCCAAGAGCTGGGCATCTAAGAACTTGCCGGGCTGGAGCGATGAAAGCCACCGCGATCTACTCCATCGGAACGGTGCCGTCGCTATCGACGGGCGTATCTCGGCCAGCAGCATGAACATGCCGCAGCTCTCCGCCGCGCTTGAAGATTACGAGCGCCGTGGCTGGCCGCGTAAACGCGAATTCAAGGCGAAGTCCGGCGGCAGTGCCAAGAAGGTTCCGCCGCAGATCGCGTTCATGGTGCGCATGTGGGGCAAGCTGGGCAAGGCTGGCGTAGTTAAAAACGCATCACGCCAAGCGCTGCTGGCGTTCTGTGCGCGTCAGGTAGGTCATGACGTTCCCGATCTGGATAGCCTCACCGTGGCCGAGTGCCAGAGCATTTCCGAAGCGATGAAGGGATGGCTTGCAAGAGCCTGAGCATGGAAACGTTCGACATCGATCCCGATCTGCTCGCCATACTGCCCCCTGTATTCATACAGGTGGTACGAGCCTTGGGCATCGCTCGGGCGCGTGAGTTGCTGCTGGAGTTCGGCGGTCAGGATGTCACCATCGCCAAGCATCATAGCCGTACGCTTCGTCTCACTGACCGCGAGTTAGCCAGGATGCGCGAATGCCTCGCCGGACACATGGATCATGTGGGGCGCGTGTATCTGCCAAAGGCCGATAAGCTGCTCGACCATTTTCGGAATGAGCAGATACGCCGCGAAGCGCATCGTAAAAGCATTCGCACTCAGGTGACTGAATACAAACTGAGCCGTCGCCAGATACTCAACATCCGCGCCGATGAGCAGGATGAGGCGTGCGAAAACAGAAGCCGCAAGTCGCTCAACCTGACGGATGCAGAGATCACCGCCATCACGGATCTAGCCAAAGTGCAATTGGAGCGCAACGAGAACAACCCGTTATTGCAGCGCGTTTTGAATAAGCTGGCTCGGGCGAGGATCGCAAGTAAAGCAACCGGCGCGAAAGCGGCGCAGTTCGATCTGTTCTAGAATACGAAAATCACTGGGAGACAAACATGGAAAAACTGAGAGACATACGCATATTCGAGAGAGGGGATGGGGTTAAAGAGTTGATAGTGCAGCTGGACGGCGGCGGTGCGAGCATTTTACTTGATCCAATGACGTCGGCGGATCTTGTTGTGCGGAGACTACGTCAACTCGCCGATCTGATTGAGAACGGTGTCTTTGACCGCATTCCCAGAAAGAAAGCGCCTTGGCCTGATTTCGCAGGAAATGAAATTTACATAGGCGATGTGATTCAACATCCGAGTGGACAGACAGGGACTGTGCTGTATCTATCCACAGGGAGGGATGCGGATAGCCAGTGGCTGGTCGATTATGGCGATGTGTGCAAGTCGCGTCTGGCCCTCCAGATCGGAGACAAAGGGCGTGCTGTGGTTATTCGCTCCCCGCTCAGTAATTAAGACCCCGTTTAAAAACCCCGTAAGCACGTTTAAAAACGCCGCACGCAATGCCGTCCCGCCCATCACCTAGCCAAACATCAAAAAACGCTTAAATCGCGTTTAAATCGGTTTCACACTCCAAGCTAGCGGGAAATGTTTCCCGTGCTGTTTTAAGACCCCCTTCCCGCGAAGATACGTTCCATCAACAGGAGCGCATCAATGCCGCAAGCAAAATCAAAATCTGCTAACAATTTCGCCGCCATGACATTTGAGCTGGTGGCGGGCGCTGACGGTATTACGACCGAGGCGCACTTGCTTCCGGTTGGCCCGTTCCGTTCTACCGACATTCGCCCAGAAGAGTGTGAGGCGTGGCAATTGGACGCGCAGATTGCGGCAAAGGTGATTGCGCGAGCTGAATCGCGCAAGAACGATACGGTGATCGTTTATGAGCATCAAGACCTGCACTCCAAGACCAACGGCCAGAAAGTGCTGGCGGCTGGCTGGATTCAAAATTCGTATGAGTGGCGCGAAGGTAAAGGGCTGTTTGCCGTCGGCATCACTTGGACTGGCGATGCAAAACGCGAAATCGCCAATAAACAAATCCGCTACATCAGCACGCTGTTTTTTTACGACGCGATCACCGGCGATGTGCTGGAGATCGTCTCTGTTGCATTAACCAATACCCCCGGACTCGACGGCCTTAACCCGTTAGCCGCACTGGCTCGCGCCGCATTGTCTCGCGGTGAGCTTTCCGATTTTTTAACCACAGCAGGAGAAAACGAAATGGCAGCTGATGAAAAACAATTGGCCGCGCTCACCGCCGAGCGTGACGTAGCAAACAAACAAGTCGTCGCACTCACAGCAGAGCGTGATGAATCCAACAAGAAGTTGGCAGCCCTCACTACCCAGAACGCCGAACTGACCGCCAAGGTTGCCGCCGTCGACAAGGAAAAAGCTGATGCTGCTTTGACAGCAGACAAGACCAAGCACACCGAGTTGCTGACGGCAGCACTGACCGATGGTCGCTTGGTTCCAGCGCAAAAGACTTGGGCTGAGAAGCAAAGCCTTGCCGCGCTGACCGAGTACTTGGATTCGACCAAGCCTATTGCCGCGCTGACTAAGCAGACCAACGCAGAAACCGGTACGGGCAATCACGGCCTGAGCGATGTCGAGTTGGCCGCGTGCGCAAAGATGAACGTATCGCCGGAAGAGTTCGCCAAGAACAAACCCAAAAAGTAGGCCGGATTTAGTGCGGTCTGTGGAAGTATTTTTTTGATGAAATAAATAAGGAGTTGTCATGTTGAAAAGTGCAAGTTTTAAGATTTTGTTATTTGTAGCGCTGGCATCCGTGCTTGTGCTCACCGGCGGGTTTGGCCACGTCGCCCACGCCGATGCGTTGTTAGGCCAGTCTGAAACCCTTGTTTTTGCTTTCGGGGGCGTAACGCAAATTTTGACTCAGGCGCAGATCAACGCGCTGAATACTTCGATGCAGGCGCGCTTCAATCGCGGCTTGGCTGTCAAAGATGAAGCATGGCAGCAGATCGCCAAGCGGATCGGCAGTAACGGCAAATCCAATACCTATGCGTGGCTGTCTCAATTTCCAGCCTTCAAGGAATGGGTTGGCGCGCGTACTCATAAGCATGCCAGCACACAGGCTTACACCGTTGCCAATCGTAAATTCGAGAACACGCTGGACATTCCTCGTGAGGATGTTGAAGACGACAACTATGGGATGTACGGCGATATTGCCGAGAGCTACGGTCAATCGGTGACCGACCTGAAAAATGATTTGTCATTCGGAAATATTCAGGCAGGTTTTACGAGCGTCTGCTACGACGGCCAGTTCTTTTTCGATGCCGATCACCCGGTGTACCCGAACGAAGACGGCAGCGGTGTAGCTGGAACGGTTAGCAACATGCAGGCTGGTGCATCTGAGCCGTGGGTGCTGCTCTGCACAGAACGTGCTCCGAAACCGTTCTATCTACAAGAGCGTATGGCAGCCGAGTTTGTGGCTAAGAACAATGCTGCCAACAGCGACGGCGTATATGAAAACGATGTGTTCAGCTATGGCGGTCGCTGGCGCGGTGATGCGGTATTCGGTTTCTGGCAGCTTGCATTCGGGTCTAAGGCTGATCTGACTGAGGCTAATTTTGATGCTGCTTTCTTGGCGATGGAATCGTTTAAAGGCGACGGTAACCGTAAGCTGGGTATTACGCCTGACCTGTTGGTATGCGGCCCTAGCAACCGTAAAAAAGCGGAAACCTTGCTGAAGGCTGCCCAAAATGCAGCAGGGGCATCCAACGTCAACTACAACAAGGTGAAGCTGATCGTAACGCCTTGGATGGCAGCTTGATCGGATACGGCCCCTAGCGGGGCTGTATTTCACCTTCCCATTTTTTAGGAGAGAAACATGGCTGGAAAATCTTTGTTTGTGCGCGTCCACCTCAAAACGGGTTCGCAAAAGTTTCACCGCTGCGGCATCGCATTCACCCGCGAATGGCTGCGCGTCGATGACGTGGACGCCGCTACGGCAAAGCGTCTGAAGGAAGAGCAGATGCTGGACGTATCTGAAACCGAGCCGGCTGATTACGTTGATCCTGACGCCGCGAAAAAATCTGTAGCGCCTACCGATCCGGCTGAACGCTTGGCCGCGATCAAAGATGCCATCGCCACGCTCGACAAGGCTGATGCTGCGTTGTGGACTGGCACCGGCATGCCCAAGGTTCCGGCTATCGCAGCAGTGACCGGCTGGGAAGTTACCCAGGCTGAGCGCGACGCTGTATGGGCTGAGATCAACAAGGCGTAATCGCAATGTTCGCCACCCGCTCCGATCTGCTGGCGCGTAGCAATGCGCGCCGATTGGCACAACTGGCCGTTCCCGCCGATGTGGCGATGCCGCCGGAATCTGCCTTGCGGATCGCGATTGCGGGTGGCGACCTGACTGCGCTTACACCGGCAGAACAAACGTCGCTCAATCTCGCTTTGGCTGCAATCGACCAAGCGCTGGCTGATGCTAACGAGCTGATCGTGAGCTACGGCATTCCGGCAACCGCACAAAGCACGCTCATTGCCCGTCTGTGTTCGGCCATCGCCCTGTATTACCTACAAGGTGCGGAACGCATGACGGACGATGTAAACAAGGCTTACGAGGGCGCGGTGGCTACGCTGAAATCACACGCACGCGGAGACCTGAGTTTGTTGCCCGCTGTACCGACCACGATACCGCTGCTGGAAGATCAGGTGCTATTCGACAGCCAGCCGCGTCGCTACGGTAGCCCCGTTGCGGGGAGTGACTGGTAATGCTCTCGCTTATGCCAGTCATCAAGCTACTGACACCAAAGCCAAGCAGTTTTAGTGAGTTTTGGTTTCGTCATGTAGCGGGTGCCGCCGAGTACGCGCAAATCAGGCCGGACGGTTTGCCACTGCCAGCTGCTTGGGTGGTGCGTAGCGCAGACAAAGGCGAGTCTATCGGTGAGCGTGAAGACGAAATAACACCTTCGTTTGACGTGGTGATCGCCATCGAAAACGCGCGCACTCATGAGCCGGGTGAAACCGATGAACTGCTGCTGAAGTATCGATGGGCGGTTTATCGCGCTTTGCGCGGCAATCAGGTTGTACCGGATACCGAGCCGATCAAGTTCCACGGCGGGCGCGTGATTGAGTACACCGATGGTGATTTGTATTGGGCAGACCGCTACAGCTTCGGCGGGGTGATCGACAACTACTTGACGGATCCAACAGTGCAATTTTTGGAAGTGAATAACTCAGGAGGTAAATTATTATGATTCAGACAGGTATTCCAGCGGTATATCGCCTCCCCGGCGCGTACGTCATTATTGACGGTTCGCAGGCTGGCCTGGGCGGAGACATTCCCGCCGTCTTGCTGGTTGGCCAGAAATTGGCAACCGGCACTGCACCTGCGGGTGAGATTGTGCGCTTGTCCGGCGTAAAAGATGCCGAAGCCAAGGCCGGTGCAGGCTCCATGCTGGCACAGATGGCAAAACGCTATCGCAAGATCGACACGGCATTCGACATTTACATGTTGCCCTACGCCGATCTACCCGCCGGTGTGCAAGCGACTTCGGTATGTCCGGTCACTGCACCGCCCACCAAGTCCGGCGTATTGGCGCTGTATATCGCGGGCTATCTGGTATCGGTTGGCGTCACCGCTGGCGATACTTTGGCGGTTGTAGCTGCGGCCATCGCAGCAGCAATCAACGCCAGCACCGATGCGCCAGTGACAGCCACCGCACTCGCGGCTGACGTAACACTGACTGCCAAGCATAAAGGCACTTGCGGTAACAACATTGATTTGCGCTTTGGTTTATATGAAGAGGATATGCCGGAAGGCTTGGCTGTCACGCTCAATCCAATGAGCGGCGGCGTTGGCGACCCGGCACCGGGCGACCTGACGGCTATTCTCGGCCCACGCTGGTATCGCTACATCGCGTTGGGTATTAACGATGCCGCTACGCTGGCCGCATGGCACGCAGAAAGTCAGTTGCACTATCTGCCACCGATTCAGGCTGGCTTCCGTGCATTTACTGCGCATCGCGGAGACTATGCAGCAGCTGCGGCATTTGGCGATACCAAGAACTACGAACACATCGCCGATCTGAGCTTGGGTATCAATCCAACCAGTCCGTGGGAGGCGGCAGCAATCTTGTGCGCAGCAGCGGCACCGCATCTGTTCAACAGCCCGGTTGAGTCGCTGGAAGGCGTTGCACTGCCCGGCATGATCGCCAAGAGTTATCACGATTGGCCGAATGCCAACAGCCTGCTTTACAAGGGCATGTCGGTCATGCAGGTCGCGTCGGATGGTTCGTGCAGTATCCATATGCTGATCTCGATGTACCAGGAGCGTGCAGATGGCAGTGCCGACGATGCGTTTTTGTATATCAACACTGCCGAAGTGATGGAGCGCATCCGTTATGAACAACGCATCGGCGCGATCATCCGGTTCCGTGGCACGGCAGCGGCTAAAAACAATGAAGGTTATGAGCCGGGTTTGCGCATCACTACTGAAGACGATGTGCGCGCTTTCCTGCTGAGCCTTTATCAAAACAAGCTGATGGCGAAATACGGCTGGGTACAGGCTTACGACTACTATAAGTCGAATCTGCTGGTTGAGCAGGACCCGAACAATCCGAGCCGTTTCAACTTCGCCGATGATCCTGTCTTGTTGTCGCCGTATTACATCCTCGCCGGCATTAGTCAGTTCCGCAAGGCGGTATAGAAGTTACCCGCCCGGTGACACGGGCGGGTTTTTGAGAAAACCTCAGGAGACCCAACATGCAATTAATCAATATTCGTACAGTGTCGGTTCCATCCATCGGTAAATTGCCGTTGGCTGCCAACCCTGGAACATTTACACCCAGCGGCGAAAAACGTGACCATAAGCCTGGTCGCGTGGCCACGGACGGCGGATGGATTTCGTCTGACATGCCCGCCAAGCTTGAATTGAACCTCAACACGAAAGGCGGCCTCGACCTACAGAAGTTGAACGCCATCAAAGATGAAGACGTGACCATCCGTATGGCCGACGGCAGCGTGCACATGATGAGCCAAGCTTTCCGTTCCGGAGAGCCGGTTGGCTTTGGCGAAGGCGAAGCCAAGCTGGTCATCATGTCCAACGTTTCAGAGAAGATTTAAGGGGGGCGCATGGAAATTATTCTTAAACACCCTTTAAAGCTTGGTGAAAAAACGACACTTGAGAAGCTGACGTTACGCGAATACACCACTGCTGCTGATTATCTGAGCTTTGATCGGCGCGGTGGTGTAGCTCAGCGGATTGCGTTGATCGCCAGCCTGTCAGGACAAGACGAATCGGTGATTGAACGGCTGAGAGGGGCAGACTATCGCCGGGCAGAACAGGCATCTGAAAAGCTTTTGGCAGAAGACGAAGCGGATGCTTATTCTGACAAAGATATCTTTCCTGATCAGAAAACACCTGAGCAGTTGGAGGCAGAAAAAAAGTAGTACGCATCACGATGGCTATGGCGCTTGTGATGCATGCACTTAACCAACCCGAATCAATTGTTGCTACTTGGCCGCTGCAAAAGCTGTTTATGTATGCCCGCATCGCCGCTGAGTTATCCGGGCGGAAGTTTGAGTAATACCAGAAGGCCTTAAGCGGGAAACATTTCCCGCGTAGTTGACGAGTTTCGCTATTGATAAGCTCCAGTGTAAATCTACTGGAGCTTTTTTCATGTCTGAACCAGCTGTTAGAGCGGAACTAGAAATACGTTTTAAGGATAGCGTAACTGCGGGCCTAAAGGCGACGGAAACTGCCGCCGAAAAGACGGCCAAAAAAGTGGCCGAAACTGCTGCTGATGCAGCCAAAAAAGCAGCCGGAGAAACAGAAGCATCCACGAACCGCCAGCGTTCAAGCTATGAGAAGTTACACCGAGCCAGAGAGGTGCTTGGTGTCCGCTCTGAGACTGCTATACGGCGCGAAATACAGCATACCGAAGCCGCCTACAAACGTCTGGAAACATCTGGTCAGCTATCTGGCGATACACTGGCTCGCGCCGCTGATAAAGCACGTGAAAGAGTTACCCGCCTGACCAATGAAATGGGCAAACTCACAGCAGAGCAGCAAAAAGCGACCAATGAAGCCGCGCGTTTTGAGAAGGCGCAGTCGCGCCTTCGCAACGGAGTGGCTATCGGCGCGGGTACTGCGGCGGCGGCTTACACGCTGAAAGCTCCCGCGATGGCGGCAATGAGCTTTGATGAGCGGCTGGCGAACATGGCGAACACTGCCTATGCCGAGCGTGACGCCGCAGGCCGTAAGGTGGGCATGGGCACACTGGAGTCGACCATCAATCATTCCACCCAACCCGGCATCGGCGGAGGCACGCGCGAGCAGGCTGCCGAGGCGCTGGATGCAATGATCGCCAAGAACACGCTGGGCTATCAGCGGTCGATGGATTTCTTGCCGACTGTGATGCGCACGGCCAGCGGCTCAAACGCCAACCCGGTGCAGATCGCGGACTTGGCCAGCGTGCTGGTCGGCCAAAAAGTAGTGTCGGATGATAAAGAGCTGAAGACGGCGCTAAACATGATTACCTCGGCTGGCCAAGCTGGCGGCTTTGAGATCAAGGATATGGCGCGCTGGTTGGCACAGCAAATTCCGCTGGCGGGCAAGGCTGGCATGCTGGGGCTAGATGGCCTGCAAAAAGTGCTGACGATGAATCAGGCCGCTGTATTGACTGCCGGCACCACCGACGAAGCCGGAAACAACGTCAAAAACCTGCTAACCAAGCTGACCTCCAAAGATACCGCAACCGACTTCGATAAAGCCGGGCGTGGCGACCTGACAGAATTCATGATGAATCAGCGCCTCAAGGGGAATGACGCTGTCACTGCCTGGCAAAACATCATCGATACCGAGGCCGCCAAAGACCCGCGCTTGAAATCCGCGATTGCCAAGCTGAACCAAACCAAAGACAAGGGTGAGCAAAAGCAGATACTCGACTCGATAACGGCGCTGTCTGAAGGCGGCGTGATCGGCAAGTACTTCCAAGACATGCAGGCGGTGGGCGCGCTGATGGGTATGCGCAACAAGGATGTGGTCGATAAGGTGGACACATCGATCACACGCAACCGCACGGAGTACGGCGTAAACGACGTTAATTACGATGTGATGAGTAGCACGGCATCGTTTCAGGTACGCGCTGCGGAACAGGCCAAAGAAGCCGCACAGAAGAGTGCGATGGATGGTTTGACCCCGGCCATCGGTAGAGCCTCGCAAATGTTTGGCGATCTGGCCAGTAAGCACCCAGTGTTGGTCGGCACAACCACCTTGGCGGCAACTGCGCTTGTCGCACTAGCGGGGGCGGCCGGACTGGCTTCGTTAACGATGGGCGGGGGTAAGGGCGGCGCGATTGCTAAGACGGCGCTTAAATACGGCTCCAAGGCTGCTAGCTTTGGGCGTGCGAGCTTATGGGGCGCGGGAGCATTGGCAGGCGATTACGCATTGGATAAAGCCTTCGGTGAACAATCTGCCATTTCGCGCTACGGCTCCAGTGCACTGAATTTCGCGGCTACTGGAGCCATGATCGGCAGCGTTGTGCCGGGGCTGGGTACAGGTATTGGGGCTGGCGTTGGTGGCGGACTGGGTCTGCTTTACGAAGCATTGAAACCCGTCTATGAGGCGCTCAAGCCTGTCGATCAAAAGCCCAGTGAATCGCACGTTAAGATTGATTTAAACCTTCCGCCAGGCGCGACAGTTATGAGCCAGTCGATGCGCACCACCGGAAACACTACGCTTGATATAGCCACAGGCAGCATGGGGAGCGTGCCATGAGCTGGACAGAACGCATGGTGACGGCCTCGTTCCGGGGTAATAATTTCCTGACTGATAGCCACGATCACAAAGGCGGACGGCGTCTGGCGGTTCATGATTACCCTGGCGGTGAAGAGCCTGACGTTGAAGATCTTGGCGCAAAGTCCGGCGAGTTTCGCCTTAATGCCTATTTTATCGGCCCTGATTACGATCTATATCGGGACGCTTTTCTGCGGGCGCTGAATACACCCGGTGCCGACTGGCTTGATCACCCTTGGCTGGTCAGTTTGTCTGAAAACGGGCGCGGTAAATTTTGGGTTCGCGTGCGAGATTGGTCGGTGCATGAAAGCAATAAGGAAGGCGGCTATTGCACGATCACAATTGATTTTGTGCCGGGCGGAAAAAATTCATCATCCCCTTCTATCGACCGGGCTGATGCTGCCGCTGCCGCAGCAAAAGGTATGAAAGATAAGGCTCAGAGTAAGTTTAAGTTGGTGCAGCAGTCGGCGGCCAGCCTGAACAATATGATCGCCAAGATTCAATCCAAGTTGGACGGGGTGCGTAACATCATTTCATTGGCGCAATTGCCTTTGACGATGATGAGCCAGATACGCAGCGAAATTGACGGCATCAAGGGCGAAATAAACGAACTGTTGGCACTGCCGGCAGCTTATGCGAACTCTATCCGCTCACTCTCTGATCTGCTCGGGCTGGGTGGTACAGACAGCGCAGTTGCTGAAACCAGCTCGGGTACCGAGTCTACGTCATCTATTGAAGTGGCAACTACTCCGAGCGGAATCCGCGTTACGGAAATTTCCAATGTGGTCGATATGCTGATAGTTTTAACGGATATGCCGGAGACTTTTGGCGGTGCGGGAGACTCGCCAGCTACGCATACGAACATGGCTGCTGAATCGGCACTATTTAGCCAGATGATGTTGGCCAGCGCCGTTGAGGTGGCGTTGGCTGATTACCAATCCGCCGATGACCGCGATGCGGTTCTGTCCAATGTGCTGCAGGCGATGGATCGGATGTTGCCAGTCATGGATGATGATGTTTTTCAAGCGACGCTGGACTGCCGCGCGACGCTGATCGATGCGTTGAATGCGCAGAACCTTGCACCAGCGACGCAGCGCGACATCGTTTCACCGCTTCCGGCCACGTTGCTGGCTCACCGCATGGAAGTTGATGAGGGCATTTTTTTAGCCAGGAACAAAGTGCGCCATCCGTTGTTTGTAAAAGGCCGTGTATATGGCTGATTCAATCGAGATCAAGTTCGATAACAAGCGATTCGGCAATTGGAATAACGCCAGAATCCGTGAATCTGTTGAAGATTTATGCGCTTCAGTGCAGTTTTCTGCGACCAGTTCAGGTGTAGGTATTCCGATGGGATTGACGGCGAATACCTTGGTTCAGGTGCTGGTGAACGGCGAGCCGGTGACCACGATCCGTCCCGGGAAGATCCCGCGCAAGGTCAATTCACAAAGTCATTCAATAACTATCAACGGACGCTCATTGTCGCGGGAGCTGGTCGATTGCCAGTACTCTAAGACGCTAAAAGGCTTGAAGTTGGGCGAGGTTGTGAAGGCCATTTGCGGCGTGTTTAAAGTGCCTGTAAATATCTCTGCAGCGACTTCTTTGGTGCCAGAATTTTCGATGCAGTGCGAGGTTCCCGCCAATGCGTTGATAAACGCTGCTCGCGTAGCGAATCTGCTGCTCTACCCAACGCCTGAAGGCGGACTGATTCTGACTGAGCCAAGCAATGCCGATCCTGTCGCCGTTTTGGTGTACGGACAGCATTTCACCGAGTATGAAACCGTAGATGATTTCGATATGCGCTTCTCTGAATATGTGGTGAAGAGCTTTGACTATGAGGGTGGCACCGCGCTCAAGGGTTCATCAAAAGACAGCGGAATTATTTTTTTCAGACCCATGCACATCGTGGCAGATCGGCACGGAAACAGCCACGGAAGCTGCAAACGCCGTGCGCAATTGGAATGCAACCGCAGGCTGGCCAAGGCGCATGCAATCAGTTTCACAGTGAGCGGTTTTGGCCACGCCGCCGGGATATGGAAAATCAATACCAAGGTCCGGGTAGTCATTCCGCAGGAAGGCATTGATGGTGAATTTTTGATTGGGATGAGAGAGTTTAGCCAGGACGAAAAATCAGGCTCGTTGACCCACATGCAAGTTATGCACCGCAATGCCTTTGTCGGTGAGCCGCCCAAGAAAATGAAGCGCAGCGCTGGGGCTAGAAAATGATCGGCCAGATATGGAGACGCCTGCAGCTGATGTACGCCGTTGGCACCGGAACGGTGATCGGGAAGGACAAAATCCAAGTCACTATTCTCGATGGCGAGACGCTGAACAATATCGACCGTGTAGAAATGTACGGCTTCAGTTATCGACCTAAGCCCGGCTGTCGGCCATATCTGTCTTTTCCTGCTGGCGACCGTTCGCACGGCTTCGCGCTCATCATCGGTGACAAGCGCTATCAGATGGATTTGCAGGAAGGTGAAGTCGCGCTGCATGACGACGAAGGGAATCACGTCCACCTGAAGCGTGGCGGCATCATTGAGGTAAAGGCGTCGACCAAGGTGATCGCCGATACACCACTGTTTGAAACAACGCAGGACGCGAAGATTGGCGGCAATTTGCTGGTGGTGGGCACGACGCATTTGCAGCAGGTGGTTAACTGCGACATGAACGTGATCGTCGCCGGCAATACGGTCTCTGCGATGGTACTGGCGGGCGGTTTCTCAAGTTTGATGGGCGGAGCTGCAGCTATGCCTCAAGGGCTGGTCATCAACGGCACGTTCACGGTCAACGGCAAAAACATAGATGAGAACCATACCCATACTGTCATCGCGCTTGGCGCACATAGCTCTGGAGTGAACTGATGCTGAAACTCATACAAACCGCACCCGGCGAATTTGAACTGGCATTTGATGACCCAGCGTTGAACGATGAAGATGCCGCCGTGGCCACGCTGGTCTATGGAATTTTGGGCGTTGATGCCGAGGCACCGCCTGAGCGTTCGCCTGACCGCTATGATCGGCGCGGTTGGTGGGCAGACCCGGCAAGGGGATGCGGCCTATGGCATGTGCGCCGCCAGCCGCTGGGCAGCGCTGCGCGTGCCGAAACGCTGGCTATGTTCTCCGACGCGTTATCCAAGGCTGACCCTGCGCTGAAGGATATTCAAGTTTCCGAGGTATCGGGATCAACGGGAAATGTTTCCCGCGTTTTTGTTCAAGTCACAGGCACTCACAATGGACGCCAGTTCCTTGTGAAAGTGCCTTCGTGATCTCTTCGTATATACGGCCAACCTATACCGCTCTGCTGAATCGCATCCAAGGCGATTTTGCATTTCTGCCCGCGATTTTGCGCGTGCCGCTGGCGGCTGCGCTTGCGCGGGCAAAGAACGGCATGCACGGGCATTTGGACTGGATCGGCGCGCAGACATCGCCGCTGAATTGTGAGCTGGAGCGTCTGTATGACTATGCGGCGCTGTATGGCGTTGATCGAATTCTAGCGACCGCTGCGGTAGGCAATGTGCTGGCCAACGGTAACTTGGGCGCTCCGTTACTTGCCGAGGCGCTTGCTAGGGGACAAAACGGGCTGGACTACATTGTCTTGGCCAGCGTCAATTTAGGCGCGGGCGATACGGCGGTTTCAATCCGCTGCACCACGGCAGGTTTGGACGGGAATTTATCTGCCGGAGCTATGTTGACACTGGTTGAGCCAGTGGCCGGTGTGAATAGCACTTTAACGGTCGGCCCGCAGGGAATCACGGGCGGCGACGCAGATGAAACGGTAGATGCCTGGCGCTTGCGGATATGCGACGAATGGCAAACGGTGGTTACGCGCGGTGCACGGTCTGGCAAATCAGAGGATTACATTTTTTGGGCAAAAGGCGCGATTACATCCGTGAGCTCGGCAATCGTTCAGCCCCATGCGCTGGGCATTGGAACGATGGTTGTAAGGCCAATCTGCAACGGTTTGGCAAATCGCCTTCCAACTCAGGGAGTGATGGATGCGGTTGCCAGCAAGTATCTTATCTCTGCCCCCGGCACTGCGGATTGGCGCTTAACATTACCGATTGTGCACGCCATTACATTGAATATTCATCTGTTGCCGGCGGTCGATACACAGGCCAACCGCGACGCAATTTCAACTGCGCTGAATACCCTAGTTTTATCCAAAGATAACTCAACTGCCGAAAAGTCTACTTTGTTGTGGGCCGAGGTGGATGTTGCGATTAGCGTAATTACTGATCAATACGTTTCGGACGAATCAGCGCCTATTTCATGGGCGGCTGATGAAGTACTTGTGCTGAATCCCATCAACTGGATATAGCAATGAAGATCAAGCTCTATAGCGACGCTGATTACGCCAATGCGCTGCGCGCTTTGTTGCCTGAAGGCGCGGCCTTCAAATGGCCGGTGGGAGGCTTTGGCGATGCGTTACTTAAAGGCATTGGAGCGGAGTTTTCGCGCATTGGCGAAGGCGCGCAACAGGTGCTGGACACCGCCATCGAGCGGCACCGCCCGAAATATAACAACTGGAATATCAGCGAGTACCGACGCATTGCGAACGAGGCTATTACGGGCGTGGCAGAGACGATGCCACGTCAGCCGATGCGGATCGGCAGCAAGATCGGTGACCGGCTATGGAGTAGCGCCGCAACGCGCAGTTTCCCCGTCGATCTGCTGCGTGTTGAGCATTTGCTGGGGCCGTGCCGCATCGGCAGCAAGATCGGGAGCCAGCTTTGGAGTAAGGACGGTCGATACGTGATTCGGGTGCGCTATTACCACGGTGTGGTTGACCCGAAGCCTGTGTGGGATGCCCTTGCGGCGTTCAAACAGGATCATGTTTTTTTGTGGTTTGAAGATATTACAGGGGCAGGAGGAAACTATGGATTTAACTAATTCGCCGGGGCATTTAAACCACCAGTTTGTGGCAGAGGATGCAGCAATATTGCGGGCGGCAACAGAAATGACGCCGAACGATATGAACGGGCCGATGAATGAGCTGGTGAATGTCATTGTCGAATCTGGTCTGGTACCAAACGCTGAAAATCATACTCAAGTACTGGAGGCCATAAAACGGTTTGTCCAACGAGCTGGAAACTACGCGATCGACACCGGAGCGGCCAATGCCTATGCGATCGCGCTGAATCCTGCAATTGTTGCCTATGAAGATGGCATGACAGTACGCTTCAAGATCATCAATGGAAACACCGGTGCATCTACATTAAATGCGGGTGGCGGAGTAGTACCACTGGTGAATGATGCCGGTGGTGCGCTTGTGCAGGGCGATGCTCCCGCAGGAAATATCGTAACGGCGACGTATATTACCGCTACGAATAAGTTTTACATCACCTCAATGGTGCAATCTCAGGGTGATGCACGCTATGCCCAACTGGGCCAGCTTACTGGTCGCAACGTCATCGTAAATGGTGATTGCTCTGTCAGTCAGGTTAATGGAACGACGCTCATCACTCCGGCAGGAAATTCCTACCCAATAGACAACGTGCAGTATTCAGCATTGCAGGCTTCAAAATTTCAAACAGATCAAACTGCAGCATTGTTTGGTGCGCTTGGTGGCGTCATGTCCCTTCGCACCACGGTGGCTGCCCAATACGCTCCACTTGCGACCGATGTTTTCAATCTCCAGTTCCCTATTGAGGGATTGAATTTCGCACGATTCAAGTATGGAACCGCAAACGCCAAAGCTGGGAGCTTGCAATTTAAAGTGCTGACTAGCGTAGCTGGAACCTATGCAGGTTGTATCGCGAACTATGCAGGAACTCGTAGTTATCCGTTCACGTTCTCAATCGACGCTGGGGAGATTGCGGCAGGCGGTAAATTGGTCAAAATTGAAAACATCCCCGGAGATATAGGCGGGGCTTGGGTTGGGGCAACTAATGCAGGTGCAGCAGAGATTCGATTCGACTTAGGTTGTGGTGCGAATTTTGCTGGAGCTGCGGGAGCGTGGGCAGCAGGTGATTATCGAACCGTTGCAGGTGCGACAAAGACAGTGTCGCAGATTGTCGGATCAACATTCTCAATCACCGATGTGCAGTTTGAAGTTGGTGCGTATTGCACTCAGTTTGAACGGAAGTTGTATGACCAAGTTGAACAAGAGTGTCAGAAGTACTTGCCACTCATCCGAGCACTTGCGAACACTTGGCCTATTGCCAGCGGTGGTGCAGTAACACCCACTGCCATGTATTACTTTATACCATTCAATGTTCCGACTCGAGTGCAGGTCACTAGTATGGTGAGCACATCGATTGCTCATTTTATTCATAATGGCGTATCGGCTGGCGCAGCTAATGGAGTGACTCAGCTTATAGCGTCATTAAATGGTGTGTTCTTAAATATGGGATGCACTGCACAAACTGCTGGGGTAGGCGATTTACATCTGAGCACTTTAGGGGATGTTGTTTATTTTGAAGGAGCGAGAATCTAATGGAAACAAACTGGAAACTACACCAAGGCGGCAATCTAGCATCTCGCGTCCTAGAAAATGGCTGCTCAGAATCTAAGTTGATTTCAGCCCTATCTGCTGAAGAGTTGGCGGCGGCTCTACCTGCCGACCCATTGCCAGTTGAAACGATAATTGCGGATTTCACAGCTGCTATTCAGAAGCATCTCGACGACTTCGCTAAGACTCGTGGTTATGACGGCATCTTATCTGCCTGTACTTACGCAACGAGTTTGGTGCCAAAGTTTAAAGCTGAAGGCCAGTGTTGTGTTGAGGCGCGTGATGCAACTTGGTCTACTGCTTACGCGATGATGGCCGAGGTAACTTCAGGTGCTATTCCGATGCCCACGCGGCCGGAAGTTATCTCTGCAATGCCCGTGCTTTCTTGGCCGGTTTAATTTTTCATTTAAGTAAAAAAGACGGTGCGACCGTTAACGGTGTACGACCACCTTTAACGGCCACCTCCCGCAGAATGATCCTGCGTTTAGCCAAGGCACCGTGCTGTGATCACAGCGGAGCAAGGCTATCACGCGAGATAGGCAGATGGAAACGGTTCGATGCGGTTCATGTAACAGAAAACTGGCGGAAGGGAAATTTACCCGCCTATCAATAAAGTGTCCGCGTTGCCGGACACTTAATCAACTGAAGGCCATTGAGCCTCCAACCAGCGCGGCCAGACCGCTACAGATGGAGACTCAAGATGGACAAACCAGCCAAACAACTCGGCAAGAACGGATTTAAGTATCAGGAACGCTACGGCGTGATCATCCTATGCCAGGATGAAAAGTCACAAGAAACGCTCTTTAACAAATTGAAGGCGCAAGGCTACAAGCTGCGTGTGGTGACGGTATGAAGATCGAAATACGCCATCGCTGTACTGATTTTGATACCTACCGCGCCGCCCGCGTTAAATCGCTGTTCAACGTTGAAAGCGGTGCTGACTTCGCCCTCGATGTCGACCTGCCGATTGATGACGGTGATTGGAGCATCGGGGTTGTGGTTGGGCCTTCCGGCAGCGGCAAGAGCAGCATCGGTGCAAAGTTCGGCCAGAACTACGCGCCGAGCTGGCCGAAAGATAAACCCGTGATCGATGCAATCGCGCCTGAAGGCGATTTCAACGCTGTCACTGGCGCGCTATCTGCCGTTGGGCTGGGGAGTGTTCCAACTTGGCTACGGCCTTTCCAAGTGCTGTCCAACGGTGAGCAGTTCCGGGCCACGTTGGCGCGGCTTGTCAGCGAGGCACCGGCGCTGGCCGTGGTGGACGAATTCTCTTCCGTTGTCGATCGGCAGATCGCCAAGGTGGGAGCCGGAGCCTTTTCCAAGGCTTGGCGACGCACAGGCGGTAAGGTGGTGTTGCTGTCTTGCCATTACGACGTGCTTGATTGGATTGAGCCGGATTGGGTGTTTGATACCG